ATCTTTAACTTTTTCTTCTATAGAAATAGTTTTCTTCTCTTTTTTCTCTGCTTTCTTCTCTGCTTTCTTCTCTGCTTTCTTCTCTGCTTTCTTCTCTGCTTTCTTCTCTGCTTTCTTCTCTGCTTTTTTCTCTTCTTTTTTTTTCGCTTTTTTCTCTAATTTCTTCTCTGCTTTCTTTTCTCTATCAACCTCATTATATTTTACTTCATTTACTTCATTTACTTCATTTACTTCATTTACTTCATTTACTTCATTTACTTCATTTAAAGTAGATATAATAGTATTATTCATTGTTAATAAGTTAAGTTAAATTAATGTAATACAAAATAAATACTTAAATGATATTTTCTTTTAAATATCTTTCTTTTGTAAATCTATATTTATAATTTAAAAGTTTATCTTTAAATTAATCAATTTTATAACATATTAAAAATGAAGTTATTTATGGTTTAATTATAGATAAATACTATTGAATTGATTTTTTATAAAATTGAATTTATAAATTATAAACAGTAGTATCAAACTCAAAATACATATTAAACTAAATATATAATAAACTATAATGTCAATAAATGTAGAAAACTTTTCTAGAGAATTAAATAAATTAGAAAATTATGTAATAAACTATATTTATGAAAAATATATAAAAAAAGGTGATGCTAAATTAAAAGATGATAGTGAATATAAGTTATATAAGGATAAATTAATAAATAAAAGTAGAATAAATATAATAAGTCAAGATGACAGTTTGAAAGAAGATTTAGAAAAAATAGCAATTGAAGATGTTGAACGTTGTTCTTATATAAGAAATTATAAAAATAAATTAATAAGGTGTAAAAATTCTATAATGAATAAAGATGAAGATGTATGTAAAAGGCATTTAACAACACCAAATATTTATTGGGATAATTATAATACATTATTAGAAAGTATAAAAAATAAGAAAAAATAATAAAAATAAGAACAAATGAAAAAAATAAATAAAAATCAAAAATCAAAAACTCCCTATCTATTCAATACAAAATAATTCTCCAACACTATTTCTTTTTTTCTCATCTTCGGTCATTTTACAGTCTTTTATAAATTTTTTAACATTATTTAAATCCATTTTATAAATAATAGGTGTGCATTCATAATAATAACGATGAAAAGGAATATTTAATCCATAACGTTTAGGAAAATACATATTCATTATAGATTTTTCACTTTCTAATTGTAATTTTGCGTCATTAATGATTAAATTACGACTAGCAAAAGGCAATACCATAAATAATAAAGTTTGTTGATTTACGGGCGAGGTTTTACCAAAATGAAATACTTTACTTGTCGTTGTAATATTTATATTTTTATGTTTCACAAGTTCATTATAAATATCGGTAAATGTAGGTGAATAAGCATATGGATAATACCAATCCCAAGAAGGGCATTCATCAAAATAATAGAGAAAATTCCAAACTAATGTTTTTAAATAAGTTTGTGTAATCATTTCTAAATTCTCATTCGTATCATCCATATTAAAACAAGTTTTATAATATCTAGATTGCCATCCCGATTTATATGGGTCTATTGCTTTTTCTATATAAAGATGTTGTAATGGAAACATATCTGTTAATAATTGTTGCCGTTGTCGTTCGGTCATATCATCTTTTACACGAATACGTAATTTTTTTCTTTTTTCAAATAAATTATCAACTGCTTCTTTTTCTTGTTCTTTCATAATAAATAATAAATCACATAACATTTCAGTATTAATTTGCATAGACACTATATTTACAAGAAATTGTTCGGTATGATTATGAATTTGAAAATAGGCTGATAATAATTTTTCAAATCCTCCTTCATAAATACTAAACCAATGTTGTTTAGGCATAAAGTCATTACCTAAAATCATACCTAAAAATACATAATCATCTATATATTGATTTATTTTAGTAGGTTCTACAATACCACAATATTTATTAAAATTTTCAACAATAGCATATTGTAAAATAGTAATATCCATAAATAAATAAGGTCTTCCAGAATGAATAACTGCTAGATTACCATATTCAGAGGCTTCACGAAAGAGATATATATTAGGAATATGAGTAGTAAGAGATAAATAAATTAAATCACCGTCTAACCCATAAATAATAGTATTGTGGTCTTTTCCATAAAGTTGTTGTTCTTTATCAGTTCCATTAATAGAAAGATGTTGAACTTCTTTAATATGTTGTAGAATTTTATGTTCTCCTTCTTGGGGAATAGATGAATCACTAAAAATAATAGTTTTATTTTTAAAAATAGAATTTGTTCCACCTTCGCGAATTGTTTCTTTAATTTGTTCTGATAAATTATGCATAAAGCGTGTTCCTGGTGTAATCATATTAGTATCAATATCTTTATTAAGAGATGATTTATCTAGTTCATTGCCATAATCTTGGTTAATTTTACTAGTGCGATTTTTACGACATACGGAATGAAAACGACGTTGTCTTTGTTGTTCCATTTTCGCACGAGGACAAACACCATCAATCGCAATGTAAATAAATTCTAAATTAGGTATAATACTACATAATGTTTCTAGATAAGCAATAGTATGTATAATTAACGTTTGTTCTGTTTTAATATCATCACGTAAAACTTGATAAATCGCACCATTAAAATCTAAATACAAATGATTAGGTAAATCATTATCAATTGTTTGTTTAATAATTTTACGTTCTTTATCATCTGTATTATTATAATTTTTAACGATAGAAGAAAATAATCCTGGAACACCCATTTTTTGATTTATTAAATTATGATACTACCTAATCACTTTACCACTTTACCACTTTACCACTTACTAATTAGCGTAATAATATAAATACAGTCTTTATAGTAAATTATATAATCAATTTTTAAATTAAATTTAATAGAAAATAAAGAAATGTAATATAAAAAAATATAATAGTAAATATAATATAAAAAAAATAGTAAAAATAATAGTAAAACTATAATACTATAAATTATTTAAGAATTATAAGGAGATAAAGAACTCTGAAAAGTTGTATTTATACCATTATTATCACTAGTATCATCTAAATTTAATTCCAAATTAGTATCACTATTCATATCTGAACTGTCACTAGAAATGTCATAACTGTCACTAGACACATCAGCAACAATACTAGTATTAAAATGCGTATCATCATATTTTTGTTTTAATATAGGACATAATTTTTTATGAGATGTATTATCTTTTTTATCCCAATCACGCCGTTGGCAAACATAATTACAATAATAAACTGATTTACAACGAGCACATTTATCAATCGTATATTTAATATATTCTTGCTTACAATAATTACATTTTAGCATACAATTTTTAATTTCTTCTTCTGTTTTTATTTTTTTAAAAAGTTTTTCAAGTTTAATACACATATTATAATAGTTTTTTAAAAGTAATTTAGGATTATATTTAACAGAGTTTTCATAGTCAACTCGTAAATAAATTAATGTGTTGAGAATAAGTTCTATTTTTTTATCACTAAAACAATTATATTTACTTAAATATTTATTTTTATAGTGAGTAATATCAGTATCAGGACTTATGTATAATAAAGATAGATTATAAATTGACGTATTATATTCCTTCTCATACTTATTACTCATTTTATTTAAATTAAATAATTTTAATACTAAACTATACTAAAATAAAAATCAATTTTTAATGTAAAATAAAGTAAAATAATGTAAAATAAAGTAAAATAATGTAAAATAAAGTAAAATAAAGTAAAATAATGTAAAATAAAGTAAAATAAACCAAAATAAACCAAAATAAAAAATGGAAAAAACAAAAATAAAAAATTGATTTTTTAATTTTTAGTATTGTAAATTATATAAGATTCGTGAAATTGATATTATATTAAAACGTATTAAAGTTTAATTTAAACATATCATAAGTAATTATTACAATGGCTACTAAAACATCTAAGAAAGAAAAAAGTATTAAATCTGTAGAATCAGAAACTGACCATTCTTCTGACGAAATGGAAACACATAGTATTTGGAATGGACGCTTTAAACGTAGTCCAGAAGATGCTAAATTTTTCCGTGATTTCTTAACTGATTTAAATAATGAATTTATTGACCAAGAAGGTTTTGAAGCAATTCTTAAACATTATTGGGGAGATTCAATTGAAAATCTTAATAAATTAATTACTAAACAAAATAAACGTGAGAAAAAAGTTAAGGAAACATTTAAACCTGAAGGTTTATCAAAGCCTAAATCTGCCTATAATTTATATTGTAAATATTATGCTAAAGAATGTAAGGAAAAAGAAGTTAAATTTGAATTAAAGAATGCGAGTTCCTCTTGGAATGAACTTTCTGATGAGAAAAAAGAGCCTTATAATAAAGAAGCATCTAAGCAAAAAGAAGAATATAAAACTAATTATGAAACTCTTAAGACTGATGCTGTGAAAAATGGTGATATTGCTTCTGAAAAACCTAAAGGTCCTACAACAGCCTATTTTCATTTTGTAAGTGATAAACGTTCTGAAATTAAAGAAAAATTAATGAAAGAAGGTGAAACTACTAAATTAAATACTAAAGTCACTGTTGAGGCTGGTAAAATGTGGAAAGAACTTTCTGCTGAAGAAAAAGAACCTTATGAAACTATTTATCGTCAAGAAAAAGAAAAATATAAAGAAGTATTTGAAAAATGGAATAGCATTGAATTATCTCGTCTTAAGAAACTAGCAGGTGAAGCAGAAGAAGTTCAAATTAATGAAACGACTGGAACTGATAAAGAAGAAGAAGTCGAAGAATTGAAAGAAGATAATGAACCTCAAACTGAACCTGAGGAAGTGAAAGAAAAAGTGAAATCTTCTAAAAGTAAGAAAGAACCTAAAGAACCTAAAGAACCTAAGGAAACTAAAACTCCTAAAACTAAAAAGGAAAAAAAGGTAACTCTTACTGAGGAAGAAGATGCTTAATACTTATAATAATTTAAAAAATAATATTAATAAAATAATACTATTTATAAATTTAAATTTTAAATTTTTAATTTTTAATTTTTTTTATATTAATAAAATATAATTAAATAACAAACTATAATAAAATATCTAAAATAATAAAATGATTATTTATAATATACTAAATTTTACATCAATTGTATCTAGTAAAATAATAAATTATTGTTCAAATGTATGTAAAGATATTATAATAGAATATGTGAATATAATTAATAAAAATAAATCAACATCATTATTAAATATAGATTGTATAGATAATAATTTACATGACGTATCAACTTGTTTATGTAAATGTATAAATAAAACCCAAATACAAACAGACGATATAATAGTAACAGATAGATATTATGGAAGTATAAATATTTTATTTTTATTTTATTTATTATTAATAATGAGTTGTTTGTGTTGTTGTTGTAAAGAAAAAAAAACAATATCTATTATAAATATAAATAACCCTCCTGAATATAATGTAATAGATGATACAAATACTAATTTAGCAAATAATGATATTTATTTATCTAATATTAAACCACCAGATTATGATGATATAGATATAGATTAATTTTTTTAAGTAATTTTTAATTTTTTTAATTTTTAATTGTTATATTTTATAATTTATATACTATGCGACTAAAAACTATTTAAATAATATTTAATATTAATAAAAATAAGTAAAAAAATATAGTGAAATGGAAGTAATAGAATATGTTGAAAAGATTGATGATAGAATGAATAGAATTAATAAAAAGTATAAGTATATAGGTGACTATATTCATAATTATTTAAATGATGGTAAAATAGAATATGAACAATTAATGGATTTTGAATTATCTTTACAAGATTTATCCATACAAATAAATAAATTAGTATTTGTATTTAATCAAATAGCACTAAATGAAAATAATGGTAATGATAATAATGGTAATGATAATGAAAACATAAAAAATAAAAATCAACTAAATAAAATGGATAAAATAGATTATGCTTTGGACAAAACAATATTTCATTTTTTGCCATTATTATTTATGTATTTTATGATATTTGATAATGAATCAATACTTCATATAAAAGATTTTGTAGAAAAAAAAGACACTAATAATTATATTAATAATAATAATACTAATAACAAAAAAACAAACAAAAATAATAATACAAATACATTTACACTTACAAAAGAAGAAATATTAAATGACTTAGATTAACTTATTTGTTTTTGTTTTATTTTATTTTTATTTTTTAATAATATATTGTATAATCGTTTTAATATAAAAATAAGTATATTATTTATTTTTAGTTATAAAAAATAATAAATTTACAAATTTTATAAAATGAATTTAGGTCAATCATTTTGTTTTGATGATGTATTAATGGAACCATTATTAAGTGATATTGTCACCCGTAGTTCTATTAATTTAGAAACAAATATAGGAACTAATGGAAGACAATTAATATTAAAGACACCATTAATAAGTAGTCCAATGGATACTGTTACTGAAACTGATATGGCAATTAAAATGGCAGAAAATGGCGGGTTAGGTATTATTCATCGTTATATGGATATTGATACTCAAGTATCACAAGTAATGAAAGTTAAAAGATTTTTACAATATATTATTACTGAACCTTATAAAATTTATCCAGAGACAACACTTTTAGAAATTGAACAATTAAGGAAATTATATAGCGTATCATCATTTTGTGTTATTGATATAAATAATAATTTATTAGGAATTATTACTCGTCGTGATATTGAATATATGAAACAAAAATATTATGATATCCAAAATATAGAAAATCAACAACATCAACAACAAGAACAGCAAAATCAAGAACAGCAAGAACAGCAAAATCAAGAACAACAAGAACAGCAAAATCAAGAACAACAATCAGTAGAAAAACAAAATCAATCTATTATATTAACTGTAAGAGATTTTATGAGTATAAATATAATTACGTTAGATATATCTATGACACAACATTCATTAGAAACAACATTAAGTATTGCTAAAGAATTAATGTTGGAACGTAAAATAGAGAAAATACCTATTGTAAATAATACAGTATTAGTTGGTTTAATTACTTTAAATAATATTAAACATTATGAAAATAATAAAGGTAATGCGTGTATAGATACTAATGGAGCATTATGTGTTGGAGCGGCAGTTGGTATTGTAGGAGATTATTTAGAGAGATTAGATAAATTAATAAATGTAGGTGTTGATTTAATATGTATAGATGTTGCTAATGGATTTAATAAAAATGTATTTGAAGCAATGACACAAATACGTAATAAATATCAACATATTGTATTAATGGTTGGTAATGTTTGTAATTGGCAAGGATATGAGGCTTTATCTAAATATGATGTAGATTGTGTTCGTGTAGGTGTAGGTAATGGTAGTATTTGCACAACTCGATTAGAAACAGGAATAGGTAAAGGTCAATTTAGTGCTATTTCGGAATGTTTTAAATATCACGTTGAACATAATTCAATATCTAATACAATGCCTAATATTATTTGTGATGGTGGAAGTTTGGGTAAAACTGGTAATAAAATGAAAGCACTTGCATGTGGGTCTTCGGCAATAATGCTAGGCAGGACATTAGCATCAACTGAAGAAAGTCCAGGAACAATTATATATCGTAATGGTAAAAGATTTAAATATATTAGAGGTATGGCTTCAACAATGGCTAATTTAAGTAAGCAAGAAAAAACAGATTTAAATACATTATCTTTAAATAATAATAGTGATAAAAAATTAAAAACAAAATTTACTGCTGAAGGTGTTGATGGTGAACAAGAATTAAGTGGTAGTGTAATTGATGTAATTGAACAAATAAATGGTGGTTTAAAGTCAGGATTAAGTTATTTAGGATGTAGAAATATTAATGAAGTTCATAAAAAAGCAGCACAAGATCAAATTAAATTTAATATTGTAACAAGCATTGGTATGAGTGAAACTGGAATAAGAGTAAAAACATATTAAATATAGTAAATAATTAATAATTATTTAATAATTATTTAATTAGGATAAGTTATGATAAATTATTAATCTAACATTGCTAATGCTGAAACAGCAGCAATAGTTAATATGATTACAATTATCCATAATAAAACAATTGCTCCTTTTGAAAAAACAAGTTCATGTTCATTTAAATCTAATTTTACAGCATTATTACTAAATCCTTCAATAATATTATTAAAACTAACTGATGCTTTTGTGGGTGTTGATGTTGATAGTTTTGTAGATATAGGATGTATATTGCATTTTTTGTCAGCAAATATTTCACGTGTTAAAACACTTAATCCAGTGTATATAAAAATTATTACTAATAATAAAGGTATTCCAAATATTACTGTAAATTCACTCATTTTAAATATTTTTATTTAATTAAAATTAAAAGGTTATTAATATAGTATTAGATAAAAATTATTATAAATTATGTATTTTAAAAATAAAAAAATATAAAATTATATTATAATTTATTATTTATTTTAGTAGGAAATAAAAAGATATAATAGATAAAGGAACAAATGTAAGCCAAAACATTATAATAGACATTTTTGTAATATTTTGTTCATCTTGATTTAAAGTAATACCGTTATTATAATTTATAATTTTTTTTGTAATAATTATCATTCCAATATATATTAAAACAATCCATATTAATATTCCTAATCCTACTATAATGGCATAAATTTTGTCTTCCATTTTAATTACTTAATAAAAAATTAAAAGTTTATTAATATAGTATTAGAAAATAAATAAAAATAAATAAAAATAAATAAAAATAAATAAAAATAAATAAAAATAAATAAAAATAAATAAAAATAAATAAAAATAAATAAAAATAAATAAAAATTTTATTTATTCTAATGCCATCATAATACCTCCAATTAAAGTAAGAAATACAAAAGCAACTAATATATATCTAAATAAATAGAGAAAGTAATGTGTTTTTTTAGTTTGTTGAATAGCACATTTACATTGAGTATAATCTAAAATACCAACATAACTGTAAAGACACCATACATTAATAAAATAGGCAACCATAGAAATTTTTTTAATAAGATTCATA